TATATGGATGCGTATGTCAGATTAACCGAAGCGGTCAACAATCCGGCCAATGGCTTAGATGATTTTAAACTAGACGAAATGACCGTTTCCCCCACGGGTGACGGTCGGGTCGAGATTGGCTTAACCGGGACATATTTATCCAACGGAAAGCCGGTCACAATGGAAGGAATTATTTTCGATGTCTGAAGGTATCAATTTAGCCCTTCTGCCGCCGCTTGATGTGGTGCAGCAAGTCGACCTTGAAGCCATTATCGCCGATATAGCCAGCCGCGCCGCGTTAGAAAATGCCAGCCCGTCGGATCCGGCGTATAGGGTGGCATTAGCCGCAGCTTACCGTGAAATGATGTTAAGACAGGATGCTAACGAACAGGCAAAAGGGTTAATGCTGGCGTTCGCAGTTGGCCCACAATTGGATCACTTGGGTGTGACGTATTACAGAAACCCAGATGGTAGCCCTGTTCTCAGGCTATCAGATGAAAACGACCATGATTTTAAGTACCGACTGCAATTGTCGACTGAGGGACTATCTGTCGCGGGGCCTGAAGGTTCTTACAAATATCACGCGACAAGCGCCCATACCGATGTTAAATCGGTTCAGGTGTTAAGCCCTGCCCCGGTTGAAATTGAGTTATGTATTTTAAGTTATGTTGGTAATGGGGTGGCGTCTCAGGAAGTGCTTGACGCTGTGAATGCAAAAACTCAGCTAAACAGGCCGCTTACTGACTTAGTGACAACGTATTCGGCCGATATCATTGAATATCAAATCACCGCCACGCTTTATGTAAAATCAACACCGGATCCCGCTTTGGTCAAAGCGGCGTCAGAGATTAGCGCGGCTAAGTTTGGGATATCAAAACATTATTTTAATTCAAAAGTTAAAGAGTCTTCAGTTCATGCGGCGCTAACCGTTGAAGGGGTTGAATATGTAGAACTGACTGACTGGAATGATATTGAGTGCGGCGAAAAACAAGCCCCGTTTTGCACTCAAATTAATGTCATGTTATCGATCATATAAGGCGGTTAATAATGGAAAAGATTTCTATATTGCCGCCTAACTTATCAGATTTAGAGCGCGACCTTGATATCGCTATTTCACGGATTGAAAGCGTCAATATCCCTATTTATACATTGTGGGACCCGTGGGAATGTCCTATTGATGTGTTGCCTTATTTAGCCTGGGCGCTGTCTGTTGATTTTTGGCGTTCTGGCTGGTCAGAGGCGGTGAAACGTAACGTTGTTGCCAATGCAAAGTTAATTCATAGCAAAAAAGGCACTCGTCAAGCGGTAGAACGTGCAATCGCTGGCGTGTTTGGGTCGAGCGAGATCAAGGAGTGGTTTGAGTTTGAACCGCGTAAAACGCCTGGGACATTTGTTGTCAATGCAATTGTTGGTGACGATGGAATAAATAGTCGCACTATTTCAGACTTAACGATTGCCATTGATAACGCAAAACGTAAATCAGACCACTACACATTAAGAGTGACATTAAGCGCCGATGGTTTGCATCAAATCGCATTAGCTGGATTAAGTGCGCCGCTGATTGTCGTTGAACCATACAGCATTCGCGAATTGATGTCTGAGGGATTAACCCTAGTTGCCGCTGGAATCATTGCGGCGCAAATAACAACAGTTGAGGCGATAGAATGACGCAACAATTTTTTACTGTACTTACTAATGTTGGCGCGGCTGCGTTGGCTAACTCAATTGCATTGGGGCAAGACCTGGCTATTACCACGTTTGCGGTGGGTGATGGTGGCGGAGCTGCTTACGCCCCCACGGTCGAGCAGCTTAAAGCCTCAACCGCATTGGTAAATAAAACCTATAGCGGTGGGGTTAATGAGCTAAAGAGTGATCCAGATAACCCCGCTAGATTTTATATTGAAGGCGTGGTCCCGGTGGCTGAGGGTGGGTGGACAGTAAGAGAGGCTGGATGGTTTTTATCAAATGGTGAAATGTTTGCGGTCACTAAATTTCCACCTAGCTATAAGAGCGTTCCGTCCGACGGGGCCGCCACTGAATTACCCGTTAGGACATATATAGCAACAGGGGCTGTGGATAATATCATACTTAAAATTGACCCTACTATAGTCATGGCGAGCCGCAAGTATGTTGATCAATCATTGTCACGACTGCCCCATAAACTGAATTTAAACCCAGTTTCGCATGTTTGCAGTGGTAAATCTCAGCGAGAAGTCGTTATTTTTGACCAGGGTCAGTCAGCCTCTATTACATTAAATGCCGAAAAATTACAGGTAGGTGATGTCATTGAAGTTAGAAAACGCAAAAAATCTGGGCGAATAGATATATTTGGAACAGTCAACATCGATGTCCCTGACGGCGTAGCAGAGCTAAATCATTGGCTACCAGAAGGTAAGGCTGGAACGCTAATTTTTGAGTGCGTTGGCGTTAATCAGTTGCAATATGTAGGAGGATACTAATGGATTTAAGTACACTAGGGGGCGGCGGTGTTAAGTCAATTCAACGAGGCTTAGTTACTGTAAATAGTACAGTTGATATAACCGTTTCCGCTGTGAATATGAGTAAAAGTACACTAAATTGCATTCACTTTGGTGCTGGTTACAATTCAATAGCGTCTAGACCAGAAGGGTATGCGTACCTATTTAGTGAAAATAAAATTCGATTTAATGGCGGTGGCGGTTTTTATTCTCCAGTTGGATGGGAGTTAATTGAATATGAATAAAAGCATGAAAAACTATGCAGTTTTAAATAGCTTTAATGTGGTCATTGGTGTATCTCAACTATCTAGTGAAGTTGATTCAGAACAACATGTAATTATAGATACATACGATTTAAATTTGATGGGTTCTAAATATAACGCTGACTCAGGTACATTTATTAATTTAGTTACAAATGGACCAGTAGATAGTAATCCTATAAAAATTAAAATCTCATCAGTTTTTGGCGCAGTAATGACAAGCAGTGATTTTACTCATATTACATGCAACGAGCTGACGAACATTACTATAACAGGCACAGTCGCTGTCCCTGACCGAACTTTTTCAATGCCGATTAGGCGTGACGATGGCCGTTTGATCTTGTTCCCTGTGACTGTGGTTAATGGTGCGTTTGAAGCTGTGCTCAATTTCCCCACATCGGGACAGTACAGTTACTCAGATGTTGAGGCCAATATTGATTTACCTGCTAACACGTTCTCCGTCGCGCCGATTAAGCTCGATGTGCTACGTCAGCCGATTTGATTATAAACAACTCTAAATGGCGTTGGATCTACTTTGTTAAACCTTGCCCAGCAATTGCTGGGCTTTTTTATAGCTATAGCTAGGAGAAATACACATGGCCGGAGATTACCTTCACGGTGTCGAACAGTTTTTTCTTGAAAACACCAATCGTCCAATCGAAGTTTTACCCGCTAGCGTGATTGGCTTAGTGGCCACGGCTGATGATGCCGACGCGCTAACCTTCCCGCTTAATAAACCTGTTTTAGTTAACAGCGATTCATTCATGGCCAAGGCTGGTGTTTCGGGTTCATTGCGTGAAGCGTTAGAAGACATCTACCGCCAAGGCGGCGCGTTGGTTGTGGTGGTTCGTGTGGCTGAAGCAGCTATCGAGGCCGATCAGATTGCCGCAGTAGTCGGGACTATCGACAACGAAACCAACAAATTTACTGGTCTTAAGGCGCTGTTATCGGCCGAAGCTGTATTAGGTTTGCGTCCGCGCTTGCTGATTGCCCCTGAGTTCAGTTATTTACCTGGCGTGGGTGCAGAGCTTGAAACTATCGCTAAGAAGTTAAACGGAACGCCATTGATTGACGGCGACCACACGGCGGGTTATTCGGCGGTGATCGCCCAGGCGGCTAACTATGATGAAGCCTATTTCTTAAACGGTGGCTTTGTGTTCTTTGATGCCGTGGCCAAGCAAGAAGTTGAGCGCTTTATGTCGGCGACTGTGGCGGGCGTGATTGCTCGTGTCGATAACGAAGAAGGTTACTGGAACAGCCCGTCAAACCGCAAAATTTACGGGGTATTGCGTACCGTTGAAACCATTGAT